GCGTACTTTACACCAACTTATCGGCGGACGCCATTTTTCGATTCCGGGTGAAGCGCTACAACGCAAAAAAACATGGCACAAGAGAACGATAGGGAAAACACTGTGTTCTAATTGATATCCTGTTGACAATCCCCCGGTTGAAAAACCGGAGGAACTATGGAACCGTCAGCGTACGAGATACTTTTCAGCCGCCAGCATCCGCAACTCGCCAAGAACCTGCACGTATGGGAACGCTCCAGAGCCGCCTACGCCGGGGGCGGGGGCTACATCAAGCGCGCCCTGGTCAAGCACGTGTCCGAGAACGACCTCGAGTACGCCGAGCGGCTGGCGCGCGGCTACTACTTCAACTACCCGCGCAAGGTCGCCACGATGATCACCCGGCACGTCCTCGCCCGGACGCCCACCCGGGACGGCGCCGACCCGGACATCGTTGAGGATTTCAGCCGCTCGGGGCTGCGGGCGAACGAGGTCATGCGGCAGTTCTGCACGATGCTCAACACCTACGGCATGGCCTGGATGATGGTCGACATGCCCGGCTTCCAGGCGCCGCTTACCATGCAGGCCAAGGCCGAGGGACGCATCCGGCCCTACGCCTACGCACTCCCTCCCCTCGACGTGCCGGACTGGGCTTATGGCCTAGACGGCAAACTGCTTTGGGCTATCGTCAAGGAGCGCGGCGTCGAGTGCTCCGACCCCCTCGCCAAACCGATGTTCAAGGACTACCGCCGACTCTGGACCCGCGATAGCTGGATGCTGCTCTCCAAGAGCGACAACGGCAAGCTCAAGGTAGAATCGGAGGGCAAGCACAAGCTCGGGCAGGTGCCGCTAATCAGGGTCGAGGAGTGCGACGGTTTCGGCATGGACGCCTCGCATTGGTTCGAGGACGTGGTGCGGGTCTCCGACGCCATCCTCAACCATGAGTCCGAAGCGCAGATGAACGCCGTCAAGCAGATGTTCGGGCTGCTGGTCGTGTCCGAGGGGTTCTATTTTGGCGGGGGCAAAGAATCGAGCACGGGCGGCGAGGCGGACAGCTTCGCCCACACGCTAAGCCGTTCCGCGGCCATCTACGAGGGCGAGCAGGAGAAAGGGACAACCCGCTACATCGCCCCCAACGGCGTCGAGACCGCCACGCTGCGGAGCGAGATCCAGAACTTAAAGAAGGAGCTGTTCGATATCGTGGGGCTGGCCGTCCAGAAGGAGAGCAAGACCGAGCAGACCGCCGAGTCGAAAGCCTGGGACAACCAGAACGTGGAGCAGTACCTCGCCGCAAGGGCCGACACGCTGGAGCAGGTCGAGAACCAGGTGTGGCAGCTCATGAACGCCTGGGACAAGACCGTCACGGCGCCGCAGGTGAAGTACAACCGCATCTTCTCCGTGGTCGACCTGCAGGCCGCCGTCGGTTCGCTGCTGGAGCTCAGCTCGCTCGACACCGGGGAGGAGTTCAAGCGGGAGGTGGCGCGCGCCGCCCTCACCGTGCTCGCCCGCATCAAAGAGGTGCCACAGGACGTGGCCGAGAAGATCGCCAAGGAGATCGAGGCGCTGGACTTGACGCCGGAAGCCGCCCTTCCCGCTGTTGACAATTCCGCTTTCGGCAAGCCACAGAACAATCAAAACATGGAGGGGCTCGGCAAATGAAGTTGCAGGACATCATCGCGAAGATCCAGGCCGGCAAGGAGCTGACCCAGGAGGAGAAGGACTTCCTCAAGTCCTACAAGGAGCCGGACGCCAACGAGGCGGAGAAGGCCAAGGCCGCTTACGAGGCCGAGGTCAAGAAGCGCGAGCAGGCCGAGTCCGCCGCCGCCGAGCTCAAGGCCAAAATCGACGAGCATGAGGCGAAAGGCTTGTCCGAGGTCGAGAAGCTCAAAAGAGGCTACGAGGCCGAGATGGCCAAGACCAGGAAGCTGGTCGAGACCTCCGCCGCCGCGCTGGCCACCGCCGAGGCGAAGCTGGCCGACACCGAGTTCAAGTCCGGCGTCTCCGGCTTGGCGTCCAAACACAACTTCCTCGACCCGGAATATCTGGCGTTCGCCGCCAAGTCCAAGGGCGTGAAGCTCGACGACGAGAAGGCCGTCACCGAGCTGATGAAGGGGTTGAAGGAGAGCAGCCCGGCCCTGTTCAAGGTCGACGCCTCCGCGGGGGCGGGCAGCCAGCCCCCCGCCGGGCAGGGCGCCGCCGGGGCCACCCGGCTCAACGAGATCATGGGCAAGGCCAACGCCAGCCCCACCGAACTAGCCGAGGCCATGGGTTTGGCCGAGGCCGCCAAGAAAGAAACCGCCGGAAACGGCACCAAATAAAGGAGTAAGGCAAGATGTTCAATTTCGGGCAAATCGACGAGTTCACCGACCCGGTCAGCAACGGCGACCCCGTCATCCTGGTCGCCGCCAAGGCGGTCGAGCTGGGGGCTTTCACCGGCGTCTTCTATCAGGCCATGGGCGCGCCGTCCATGGCGATCGACCAGAAGCGTTTCGACATCTACAGCCGCACCAAGAGCGCCCGTGACGGCGTGATCGGCGACGGCACCGGGAACGGCTGGGCCGACAGCGGGACCACCGGCTTGAAGATGACCGCCGCGGCCATCAGGGGCCTGACCGTCGGGCACGTGCTGCAGGTCGAGAACGAGACGGTCATCGTCAAGAGCGTCGACCGGGCGGCCAACACCATCGACGTCCACGCCAGGGGCGCGGGCGGGACCACCGCCGCCGCGCACGCCGACGTGAAGGCGTTCAGCGTCATCGGCTCCGCGGGCAACGACCTGGACTTGAAGAACGTCGAGGGCGTGACCGAGTCCACCCACCTCTACAGCAACTTCGTCCAGACCGTCTTCGAGGCGTTGGACTGGACCAAGCACGCCGAGATGACGCGCAAGGGCATGAGCCCCGAGCGGGCGACCTTGATCATGGTCAGGGAGGCCGAGATCCGTGTCGCCCAGATGCTCTCGAGGATGTCCATCCACGGGCGCAAGCAGGCCGCCGGAGGCGCCGCCAACCGCTACATGTCCGCCGGGCTCTTCGCCCAGCTCACCGACACCGCGACCACCGACGGCGGCACCCGCCCCGTCCTGACCTACGCCGCCAACGGCGGGCTGACCGAGGCCAAGGTGATGGAGTCTCTCGCGTTGGCCTTCGCCCACGGCAACCCCTCGACCATCTGGGTGAGCCCCAAAAACAAGAAGGTCATCAACACCTTCAACATGGCGAACACCTCGCTGACCGTCGGCACCTCCCGCACCGACCACACGGCCGGCACCTATGTCAGCTACATCGACTACGAGGGCAAGCTGATGGAGGTCAAGGTGGACGTGGACATGCCCGACGACCGCGTCCCGATCCTCAACATGTCCAAGGTGAAGAAGGGCTGGCTGGCCGACGACACGCTGCGGATGGTGGACGAGCCTTCCGCCTCCAGCCGCGAGTTCCGCAAGTCGATCCAGGGCAGCCTCGGCTTCATTGTCGAGGACGTCGGCTTCGAGCATGTGCTGATCGAAGGCGTCACCGTCTAAGGAGGGTTTGAAGATGGCCAAGGCTAAAACCGAAGTGTCCGGGGAGGTCAAGCCTCTCTACTTCGACCATTCGGGATGGTGCGAGGAGCTGGGCAAGAGCTACCACCAGGGCCACTACTGGCCCAAGGACGCGGCGGAGCGGAAGGCGTTGGAGCAATACGCCAGCCCCGCCCCCCGCTGACCAACAGAACTAGACCCCCAACCAGGCGGCGTCCCGGGCAATCCCCCGCCGGGACGCCGCCGCTTTTTAGAGGAGCATCGCTATGGACATCTCGACCGCCGACACCTTCTTCGCCGCGCACCTGGGCGGGGCCGCCTGGGCCGCGTTAGACGCCGCCGCCAAAGCCGCCGCGCTGGCCATGGCCGAAGACGACGTGGCCGTCCGCCTGGGGCTCCGCGCCCTCGACGAGACCCGCCCGAACCAGTCCAAGGCCGTTTGCGAGCAGGCGCTCTACCTGGCGCAGAACTACGCCGAGATTTCCAAGCCCCGCGACATCCTGAGCGAGACCATCGAGGGCGCCTGGCAGACGAACTACCAGCTTCCCGCCGACCGGGCGCTTTCCCCGCGGGCGCAACTCTACATCGACCGGGAGCGGGCCGGGCGGGGCGTGAGGTTCGGCCGTGGCTGACACCGTCGAGCGCAACCCGACAAGGAGGCTGCTCAAGACCAAGGAGCAGGCGAACCGGCATATCCGGGAGTCGGCCAAGACGGTCTCCGACATCTACGAGGCCGCCCGGACGCGGATCATGGCGTTGATCGTGGAGCAGAGCCAAACCTATCCGCTCGCCCCGTGGAGCGGCCCGAACCTGGTCAGGCTGTCCGAGGCGTTGCAGCGCGAGTACGCCGACCTCGAGGCCAGGGTGCGGGCGGAGCTCAAATACTCCCTCCCGTTCGTGGCGCAGAGCTACTACCTCATGGGCTTGCAGGACATCGTCGGGGGCAAGGGCGCGGCGTCCGCCCTGGGCCGCATGGACATGTCCCGGGTGAACAACGCCTTGCAGGACAGCTACGCCCACGTCGCCGGGGCCACCAAGCGCATGAGCGACACGCATGTGTCCTACCTGCGCCAGCTTTCGGCCAAGGTGTTCCGGCAAACGTCGCTCACCGGCGAGACGCGCAAGGAGGTCTCCAAGCAACTGCTCTCCGACGCCCTCAAGGTGCCGGGCTTCCAGTTCATCGACAAGGCGGGTTCCACCTGGAGCCTCGACAACTACTTCGACATGCTCGCCCGGACATCGTTGATGAACGCCGGCCGTCAGTCCTACTACGACGCCTGCGCCAGCGAAGGCTACGACATCGTCCGCGTCACCGTCAGCGGCGCCCCCTGCCCCGCCTGCGCGGTTTGGGAGAACCGCCTCCTCTCCATCTCGGGCAACACTCCAGGGCTGCCCACGGTCGACCAAGCCACCGCCAAGGGGCTCTTCCATCCCTCCTGCACCCATTCGGTCGTAGCCGTCCACGCCAAGGACGCCGCCAGGAAGTTCGACGCCGAGGGGCGGCCGCTCACGGGTTACAAGCCGCCCGCCCTGGGCGAGGGCGACAGCAAGGAGGCCTGGAGGAAACATCGGACGGAGCGAAACGCCTCAAAAAAGGCGGAGCAAGAGCCCAAGTCAGGCAACGACTCGCGGAAGGGCTGGAATTCCAGTCGCGGGCAGGGTACAGTAGATGAAAAGCGAACAGAGACGAAAGCGGTTATCTTGAAGCCCGAGGAAATTAAAAACGGCAGCGCCAGCCAGAATTCAGCAGAGTCAGCCATAGGGGCTCTCAAAGACGGGTTCTCGGTCAAAACGCCAATGGGAGAGGTTCGCTTCGATGATTCGCTGATTGACAAGTACGTCAGCGGCAAAAATGAGCAGGACAGGTTGAGGCATTTGGCGCGCGCCGTCTTGGCTGTCCGTGACCCGGACGAGGTTATTGAACAAGTCGTCAACAACAACTTCACGCAACGCTTGTATATCAAAACCCTACCGAAGGAAAAGGGGCAGCGTCGAATGATGACGACGGTATTCGATTACCGGGTTGGCGAGGAATCAAGGATCGGCGGCCTTATTTACGAAAAACTTGGTTCCCGAATAAAACACTATCAGGCGCAGGGGCGTAGCGTCTATAAAAAATAAAGCCCACTGCCTTTCGGCAGTGAGCCCCTAATGAGCATCCTCCTATATTCGCGGAGGCGCCCGCATCTAGATCCTCACAGCGCGCGAATCGCTCAGACCCTTTGCTCACCTTAAGTATAACGCCAGAGCGTCAAATAATCAAGCGCCAAACCTTCTTTCCCCTGTTGACAAACCCGGCCTCCGGCAAACACCGGAGGCCTTTTTCATGTTGTCGCACCTCAAGACGCCCGTGACCGTCCGGGAGCCCCTCGGCACCTACACCGACGGCAAACCCAACCACGCCGAACGGCCCGCCAAAGCCCTCTTCCTGGAGTTCACACAGGCCGACCTCGACGTGTTCGGGGCGGTCCAGGACGGCAGGATAGCCCTGCTCTCCCCAGACGCCGCGCCATCCCCCGGCTGCCAGATCGTCCTGGAAGGCGGGAAGACGCTTGACGTCGCCAAGGCCCGCGCCTGCGTCAACCATGCCGGGGAGGTCGTGGCCTGGCGCTGCGCCGTCGCCGGCGGGACGGTGAACCGTGCCAACTAACCCCTTCTCCTGGGACATGCGCCAATTCGCCGCCCGCGTCGAGAAGCTCTCCGAGCAGCAGGCGGACAAGGCGCTGGAGACGCTCCGCCGCGTCGGACACCTGGTGGAGGGCGCCGCCCGCGACCGGACGCCGGTCGACGAGGGCGTATTGACCGGCGACGTCAAGAGCGAGGTGCAGACCGACGAGGGCGTCCAGGGCGCCGTGGTCTACGTCCCGCTCAACGCGCCATCCCACGAGTACGCCGTCAAGATGCACGAGGGAACCTACAACCTGGGCGAGAAGTCCATGAAGAAACAGGACAAGGTCGGCGTCACGGTCGGCATGGGCTTCATCACCCGCGCCATCGACGACAGCCGCGACGAGATCAAGGGAATTATGAAAGAGGAGCTGGGGCTATGAGTAGTCTGGACATCATCGTTTGCGAGCGGGCCTTGACGGCGTTCTGGGCGGCGGAGCTGGGGCTGGAGGTCGACAAAACCATCTTCCGGGGCTGCCTGCCGGCTGGCGACGGCGTGGCCGTCCGGATCGTCTCGGAGCTCACCGGAGAGGGGCCGGAGATCCGCAAGTTCAACGTCCAGATCATCGGCAGGGGCGACCGGGACGTTTGTCTTTCCCGCCTGGCCGCCTGCGGCGACGCCCTCCCCCGTTACGGCGCCGTGGCCAACGGCCTGACCATCCGGGCCATGCTGCGCCGCGGCTCCGGCGGCAGCTTCCCCGCCACCGACCAGGGGCGCGTCCGGGAGCAGTTCTCCTTCAATTTGGTGGCGACTTTTTGCTAGTTCGGAGTTCGGGAACCAGAAGCCAGAAGAAAACAGGAATACATCTCTCGGCCCTGCATTTCTTCCGAACTCCGAACTTTCTTCCTGCCTTTCCAACTCCGAACTCCGAACTCCGAACTTCCCCCTGTTGACAATTCGACCTCCTGCAAATGGGTGGCACCATAGCAAACAAGAACCCAAAACAGGAGAACGGACATGCCTGACCCTTTCGACATCACTAAGTTCGCCCTCGGCCCGTGCGTTGTCGCCTTTGGCGGCACCTCGCTCGGCGCCACCGAGGACGCCCCGAACATCAAGCTGGAGCCCGAGTATTACGAGTCCAAGTGCGACCAGTCCTTCGGGCGGCCCGTCCGGAAGATCCTCGTCAACGTCAAAGTGACCGTCTCGGTCTCGCTGAAGGAGATCGCCACGGGCTTCGCCGCGGTGCTCGGGTCCGGCGGCTCGATCGTCGTCGCGGACCTGGGCGTCGACGCCCTGGCGGGCTCCAAAGCCCTCACGCTCACCCCTGTCTTGCCGACGGGCGGCGGCCAGCTCCTCACCTTCCCCAAGGCCATCTTGCCCAAGAAGTTCGACTACACCCCGTCCGGCACCAAGGACCATGTCCTCAAGCTGGATTTCGAGGCGTTCTTCGACGCCACCAGCGGGCTTGTGACCATCGGCACCGCAGTTTAAGGAGGATTGAACCATGCGCATGTTCCCCAAATTGGGCGAGAGGACGGTCAAGATCCAGGTCGCCAGCGGCAAAGTCTACGAGGTCGACAAGCTCGGCATCGGCGACGCCGACAAGGTGAGCCGGATCATCGACGAGGTCAGCCAGAAATCCCAGGCCGCCCCCCAGGACTTCAACGTCATGATCGAGGGCGCGAAACAGCTTAGGGAGATCGCCGCCCAGGTCATGCCGGAGGAGCTCAAGGGCGACCTCTTCCGCCTGGGCTACGCCGAGATCAGCGGCCTTGTCCTCCATCTGCTCTACGGCACCGAGGACGGCGAGGACGCCGACGGCAAAAAAAAAGCCCCGGAGGAAACGGAGACGGAGGAAGAGTAGGGGTTCCCGACCATGAGTTCATGGCGGCGAAGATCCTGAATGTTTTTGGCGGTTCCTGGACGCTGGCGAGCCTGCTCCGGGAACCGCCTTCTGTTTTTTACCGCCTCTCCGACTTGGCGGGGCGGGTACAGGCGGGCGCCGCGCTGGAGTCGCTGTACACTCCCGAATGCCTGCAAGAACGCCGCGGCGAGCTCTTCGTCATGCCCGACGCCGCCCCCGGCCCCAAGGCGGACGCGGACCAGTACGCCAAAGCGATGCAGCTCTCCGAGGACATCGCCTCGGGCAGGAAGAAGGTCACGACCATCGGCAAAATCACCCTGGAAGACATGCGAAGGAGGTTCGAATAAATGTTTGATCTTGGCACTATCGGGGCGGTGGTCACGCTTGACGACCAGCCCTTCCGTTCGACCATGGCGGGCCTGCCTGGACACAGCGGCGCCGCCATGACGCAAGTCTATTCCCACATGGTCCGGGCGCTGGGCGCCGCCGGGGCGATCAAGCTCTTCAAGGACGCGGGCAAGGCCGCCGCCGACTACGGGGCGGAGCTCGCCAACATCGCCTCCGTCGCCCCCGAGCTGGACATGTCCAAAGTGCGGGCCTCTATCTCCGGGCTCGACTCCGAGCTGGGCAAGTCCGCGGCCTTGGCGGGCAGCTACTACTACGCCTATTCGGCGGGCATGAGGGGCAACGAGGAGGAGCTCGCCAGATTCACCGGGCAGATGGCGCAGCTCGCCATGACCGTCCGCGCCGACCAGGTGCCGGTCATGGACGCCGCCACCACGTTGATGAACGCCTACGGCAAGGGCGTCAAGGAGGCCGCCGAGGTCTCCGACTGGTTCTTCACCGTGGTAAAGCAGGGCAAGACGACCGGGCAGGAGCTGGCCGCGTCGCTGCCACTGGTGGCCTCGACCGCCGCCACGTTCGGCGTGGAACTCAACCAGCTCGGCGCCTCCATCGCGATCTTGACCCGCACCCAGTCCACCGGGCAGGCGATGAGCTCGCTCGCCCAGATGCTCAAGTCCATCGCCAACCCCACCAAGGAAGCCAAGGACTTGGCAGCCGCCCACGGGGTGGAGCTCTCGGCCTCGGCGCTCAAGGCCAAGGGCCTGGCCGGGGTGCTGGCCGAGGTCAGGGAGAAGCTCGACGGCAACACCGACGCCCTCGCCAAAATCTTCCCGGACATGGAGGGTTTCCGCGGCGTGGCCGCCTTGACCGGGTCGCAGTTCGAGGACTTCACCAACGTCCTGGGCGAGTTCGAGAACAAGGCGGGCAGCTCGACCTCCGCTTTCCGTCGCCAGATGGAGAGCTCCGCCGCGGTCTGGGAAAAGGCGCTGGTCGACGTCAACAAGGCCTACGTCGCCTTCGGGCAGTCCTTCGCCCCGGTGACCGACGCCATGGCCAGGGGCATCTCCGTCATCGCCAACGGGGCCGAGACGTTGAGCGACAACGGCGTCGCCGCAGGGATCGCCGCCGCGGCCGTCGGCGTCATGGCCTGGCAGGCCGGGAAGCTGGTGATGCAGATGCTGCAAGTCCCCGGCGCCGTGCTCTCGGCGTCGCGGGCGATCACCGCCAACGCCGGGGCCGTCTCCGCCGAGACCGCCGCCGTCTCGACCAACACCTTGGCGTGGAAGGCCAACGCCTACGTCCGGGGGACGGGCGGGAAGCCGAACCGCTACCAGGCCATCGCCGGCGACATGGGCGACGTCTGGGATCAGTTGAGCGTCAAGAGCAAGGTCTCCTACGGCGTCGAGTCCGGCAAGATGGCGCAGGCCACCGGCTCCGGCGCCATGGCCAGGGCGTCCGAGGAGGCGTTCGCGCAGGACGAACGCCGCATGCTGCTGCTGGGCGAGTCCACCAGCAGGGTCTCGGCCAAGACCGCGCAGCATGCCGCCGAGCTGGCCAAGGCCGAGGCGGCGGCCGCAGGGCTGGGGGCGAAGATGCTCCGGTTCGGGGCCGCGGTCGCCCCGCTCGCCGCCATCGCCGCGGAGCTCGCCATCGTCGCCGCCTTGGTCTGGGAGGTCTCGGCCGCCTATGAGATTTGCACGGCCAAGGGCAAGGCCATGGCCGCCGCCGAGCGGGCCACCGCCAAGACCGAGGCCGAACTCCACGCCAAACGCAAGGCCGACCTGGGCGCCAAGGTCGACGCCATGGTGGCGAAGGGCGACATGTCCCAAGGCATGGCCAAGAACTACAGGGAGCGGATCGAGATCAACTCCTCCTTGGAGAAGGACGCCCCCGCCATAAAGAAGATCATGGCCGAGCTCGCCGCCGAGGAGGCCAAAGCCAAGCCCAAGCATGACCGGGAGGACGCCAAGGAGAAAGGCTACGAGCGCGACGTCCAGGAGTCCCAGGACCGAGCCGCCACCTTGAAGAAAGTCGAGGCGGACAACGCCCGCGAGCTCGCGGCCATGAAGGCGGGCTTCCTGGAGGGCGACGGCGAGCTGGACATGGCCGAGCAGCAGGCCCTCGCCGACAAGAAGCTCAAGCTCCAAGAGGACTACCTCCGCCGGATCGACTGGATGCGCTCCGACTACGCCAAGCGGGCGGCCGACTCCACTGACAAGAAGGCTTCGGCGCAGTACTCCGACTTCGCGGATCAGCTCGCCGCCGGACGCGCCCCCGCCGTCGACGCCTGGGCCGAGGCCAAGACGGCCAGCCGCCAGGCCAAGGAGCAGGCCGCGACGCAGAAGGAGACCCGGGAGGTCGCCGACCTGCGGTCGAGCTACATCATGGGCAACGGCGGCAAGATGGACGCCGCCGGCGAATGGCAGACCAACCAGAAGCAGCTCGGCCAGAGCCAGGGCAGGCTCTCCGACATTGAGGCCCAGATTCGCAAGGAGACCAACGACGAGGTTATCCGCACCCTCCGGGACCGCAAGAACAAGGAGGTCGAGATCTACGCCGGGCTGGTCAAGCAAAAGGAGGAGCTTGACCCCAAGAAGCAAGCCGCCAAGCTCCAGAACGAGGTGTTCAAGGACACACTCGAAGGCGAAGGCTCAGTCAGGAGAAGACCAAGAAGGTCTTGGAGATGTCCACCGCCGAGCAGCAGAAGCTTTACCAGGGGATGCTGCAGAAGTGGGAGACCAAGAACCCCGGAAATGAGAAGCTGGCGCAACACAACGCCTTGGCAGAATACACAAAAGCCGTCGACAAGCAAAACGACAAGCTGTCCAGGAACACCGACGACATGGTGAAGAACCTGCAAGGCATCCTCGCCGTGCTGCAGGGCGGGAATAAGGGCGGTGGGTCGGTGACGTTGCCGCAATAGCACTACTACTCCACTGCGGCGTAGCGGGGGACGGTCTTGGCCGCCCCCGCCGCGCTCATGTATTTGTAGGTGCCGTCCCGCTTGCCGGAGATAGTCAAATCCTGATCGTCGACCATCTCGGACGTATCGGGCGTGGCGATGAAAACGACCTTGCCATCGAGGTCTTTATCGGTGAGCTGAATCGCATGTCCATAATCCGCAAGGGCATTACTCCGCGCCAGCTTTTTGTTGCCGGGATTCTTTTTATTCCACACCTTGAAGAAGCTCTGGTATTGTCCATGCTCGTCATCATTCGAAATTGCGAGCACCTTCTTGGTCTTCTCGGCGACCGTTTCATCTCCCGCAAAAATCTTCTTGACCTGCTCCCCCCTATTCCTCACGGCGACGACGCCCTCGGGGGTGACGGAGAGCACCTTGACGACGAGGATCTCGGCTTTGGCCGGCTCCTTGGCGGAAACGGCGGCGAAGGCCGCAACGAGCAGCAAGACGGGCAAACTTTTCATGGAACGCCCCCTTGATTGTGTTGATCCCCAAATATGACGCCCGTCGCGGCCTTTGTCAAAAATAGACACGGAGAGCCGAGAAAGAGGTTAGGCTTTCCGGCGGTTCACGCAGTCGGACTTCTCGACCAAATCGACGGGGTTGTCGTGAGGCGGGACGCAAAAGGAGAAAACGGTTTTCCCTTTCGGGTTGGAGATGGAGAAATCACCGAGCATGATCACGTTCATGCCGATGAGGACTTGGACATCGTTGGCGCTGAAGTCGCAGGCGGTGACCTTCACGTTCCGGACCGCCACATGGTAATTGGGGCCGAAGGGGAAGATGAAATCCACAAGGTAGGTGCGCACGAGCTGCGAGCCGTGGGCCCCGCGGACATCGGTCTTGCCCGTGGGGATGAGCCTCAAGCTCTCCGCCACCTTGGGGGTGATGGCCGAGGTGGTGGCGCCGGTGTCCCAGACGCAACGGAACTTTTGTGGTTCCGGGTGCGGGGTAGTGATCCGGCACGGCCAGGCGACAAACACCTCGGTGGCGATTTCCCTGACCAGTCCGGGATACTCGACGCGAAAAGCGTGGCGGTGGAGTTTAGGCGGCATGGATGATGACGCGGGAATAGAAATGCTGGACAAGCTCCTCGGACGGGAGCGCCTGCTGGATGAGGAAGGTTCCCAGCTCGCGGGTCTTGACGGTCTCCGCCAATGCGTCGCCCTCGTCGTCGTAGACGCCCACGACCTGATCGTCGGCGACCACTAAAAACCTGCCCCGGTGGGCGGCGATGAGCTCTTCCTCGTGGGTCTTGTAGTAGTCGTATTCCCTGTCCAGTATGTCCGGCATGGGCTTTCCCTTTCTTTCTAAAGGATTATACACCAATTCCGCCGAAACGTCAAGCGCCGCTGGCCTTTCCCACCGGGCCCCGCTGTTGACAACGTCCCCCGCAGGTAAACCGGAGGCCACCATGCGCATCGTTCACTACAACAACATCGACTTCATCATCGGCGAGGACGGGCAGATCGTCCGCAACTCCACCTGGCACCTCATGCCCGACGCCAACTTCGACATCGAGGGTTCCTGGCCGACGTTCCAGGCGGACGTCGAGACCTGGGCTGGCAAGCCGGGGGGCAATTGGCGCAAGCCCGACGCCAATTCCCAGGGCTACACCGAAGACGACAGCTACCTCGTCACCAACATCTCCTGCAAGTCCACCGCCCGCTACATGTACGAGGTGACGTTCACGGGCAAGAAAAAGCACCTGACCGCCGAGATGTCCGGCGGGATCTCCGAGTCCATCAACAACTGCGCCGAGAGCGAGAAGACCGCGAAATGGTTGATCCACGCCGACTCGCTCGCCGACTGGTTGCCGGCCATCGGCGCCGTCATCGCCTGGGCGGGGGAGTTCTACCTCTGCGAGGACATCCAGAAGCAGGAGCTCAAGTCCGGCGAGTGGGAGGTGACGCTCAAGGCCAAGGACATGAAAGTGTTGATGCTCGGCTTCCCCAGCTTCTCCAAGCGGAACGCCTACGAGAGCGTCAAGTCCGCCGAGTGGCGGGTCGACGACGCGAGCTACGCCGAGTTCCTGAAAAACAACGATTTCGGCTCCGACGCCTCCAGTTGGGCGGGCGACGGCTATGTCGTCTCCAGCGTCTCCAGCAAGCCTTACGGCAAGCTCGGGCACAACGTCACGGTCGAGGCCCGGCACGTCGGCGTCAAGATGATCGACATCCGGGGGCGCCAGACGCTCGGCGGCTGGGACACCTTCGGCTATCCCAAAGTGGAGACCGTCTACACCGGCAAGTGGCAGGTGGACGCGGACCACAAGAAGGATTTCGACGGCCTGGTGGGCTACTCCGCCAAAGAGTGGGCGCAAGACGGCTTCGTCGCCGTCCAGGTCGACCCGGTGAAGCTCTCCGACGCCGAATGGGAGATCACCGTCGAGGCCCGCGACCCCGACAGCTACAACAACCAGGGCCGCAACCTCTCCGACTGCCTCGACGACCGCTCCGACCTCAGCGACCGCGTCGACGTCAACCCCGGAGTGTCGGAGTACAAACTCACAATGACCGAAGCGGGGTGGATGGAGAAGAAAGGATCGCCTGTCAAGATCAAAGACAACAAGGAAGTCGGAGATGACTGGAATCCCACCAAGGAATGCCCATTCGTGACAACCAAGGAACTTGACAAGAAATACTTCCAAAAACCTTCCATCTGCCTTACGGTGGAGCTGACGCGGCACATCAAGGGGGACCCTCGGGACAACTTCAAGACGATCCAGTACCGGTTCAGCGCGGCGGAGCAGCAGATCAAGTCGGGGTTCAGCGAGATGTCGGAATCGACGGGCTCGTGGTTGCGGCGGCAGTTCTCCTGCGTGAAGATATTCGACAACCACAAGAAGCCGTGGACGAAGATCGTGGAGCTCTACATACAGGCGCCGGACGGGATGCGCTGGAACCCGACCTACTGGCAAGACAAAGATATCATGAGTAAGGCGAGGTAGCCTTGGAAGGAAAAAACCTCCTTTGTGGG